GCTTTCTTGGTGAACTGGCTTTCTGTCAACTGATGAATGTTTGTCCAGACCTGGGGCTGACTCCACGATCAGGATCAGCAGATGCAGTTGTTGAGAGAGATGGCAAGAAATTTAATTTTGATGTTAAGACCACCAGGGTATTGACAGGACGACTTCTGGCGACTAAAAAGTTAAACGAAGACGTAGACATCTACGCTCTGGCTATCATCGACGGCGATGAAGTTAAATTTCCTGGCTATGCCTTGGCTGAAGATCTCTGTAGAGAGGAGAACTTGACCGACTTAGGGCATGGCAAAGGATATGCTTTAAAACAATCACAATTAAAGAAGTGGACATGAACGTACAACTGAGAGATTACCAATCGGAAGCGATGGTAAAGATAAGGTCGTCTTTCAAAGGCGGCAACAAAAGAGTGATGGTCTACAGCCCTACGGGGAGCGGCAAAGGGGAATTGGCAGTCGCACTGGCCCAGTTGGCCCAGATCAACGGCAAAAAGGTACTATTTTTAGTACACAGAAAAGACCTTGTGAAACAACAATGGGAGCGTTTCGCGAAGTATCAAATATTTTCTGGTGTGCTGCAGGGACAGAACACTAATCAACCGCATTCAAGTATTACAGTCGGCTCAATCCAGACCTTCGCCAGCCGTAAGAAGTTTGGGTGGGAGTTTGATTTCGACATGATCATTATTGATGAAGCGCATCTGTGCGGAGGCGGTAAACAGTACCATGAATTCCTACGGACCCACTCTGATCTACCAGTTATTGGTTTGACAGCAACGCCCTTTGCTAAAGGATTGGGTAAAAAGATGAGTTGGGGCCGCTTGTTTGAGGACTTTGTGCAGGTGTCCACGATTCAGGATCTGATCAACAAAGGATTCCTAGTTGATTGTGAGATCTACGCCCCTTCAGAGCCTGATTTGAGTAAGGTTAGGGTGGTAGCAGGGGACTACCATCAAAAACAGCTTGGTGAGGCTGTGAACAAGACTGAGCTAGTTGGGGATATAGTCAAACATTGGTTTAAATTGGGCAACAATAAACAGACCATTGTATTCGCTACAAACATTGATCACAGTAAATCCATAGTCGAACAATTTACCGCACACGGAGTGGCTGCGGAGCATGTCGATTGTTACACCAAAGAGGAACATAGGCACCGTGCCATTGATCGTTTTAGATCAGGTGAGATTAAGGTTCTATCAAACGTATCACTATTTGCTGAAGGCTTTGACGCCCCTGAAACAGCCTGTATGATACTTGCCCGTCCTACACGCAGCCTCATACGCTACATCCAGATGATTGGTCGCGTGTTACGGCCAGCGGAAGGGAAATCTATTGCCATTGTACTGGATCATTCTGGTTCAGTGTCTCGATTAGGATTCCCCACTGATGATTTACCCCTACATTTAGATACTGGAGATGTAAAGGATGCGGTTAAGAAAGAAAACAAGCCCAAAGAACCTAAGGTCTGCGTATCGTGCAAATATGTTGACAGGCATAGACAACACAAATGCCCCAAATGTGGTTTTGCTCCAGTGGCCAAAGCGCAGGGAATCGAACCCCTTGAAGGCACTTTACAAAAGATTGTCAAAATGCCTCACGAAGCAAAACAGCAAATCTACTCTGCCCTGGTGGCATTCGCCGCTATGAAAAACTATCAGTTGGGCTGGGTTGCACATAAATTTAAGCGAATCACTGGCATATGGCCAAAGGATCTGAAGCCAGAACCAGGTCCTATCCCTGACTTTGTTCACAAGATCATCATTTCGGAACAGATCAAATTCTCATATTCAAAGAAAAGAGCAGCATGAACATTCAAGACCTATACGAACTAGAAATCCTTATTGTTGGTTGTGCTTTAAATAACAGGCAACATCTCAATTCTGTGGACACAATGCCTGAATACTTTGAAGATAAGTCATGCAGGGACGTCATTGCATACATAAGCAAATACCATTCGTTCAATCTGTATGACATGTGTGCAGAACTCAATATCAACTTTGAACTAGCAACATCCCTCCATGAGAACAGCTACTGCGATACCGATACTTATATCTATCGGGTCATCAAGCTGGCTACTTGGAGCAAAGTCCGTAAGTCAATTAGGGATGAGATAAACGCTTCACAACACGCCCTCAACACTGGCCTGATGCCTGAGCGGGTAGCGGAGGTCCTTATCAACAATCTTGGGAAACTACTTGAACAAGGAACAGTTTCAGCAATATCTCACTGACCATGGTTTAGAAGAACATTTGAATGTTGCAAAAGAAATTATGAAAGCTTTTGGCAAACCAAAGTCATATACGTTCACACATAATGGAGTACAGGTGTGGCCACCAAAGCAACCTACGACCTCTTTCACAAAGAAGCAAGAGAAAGGGCAGTCGAACACATACTCAACGCGCCTGATTCCTACATCGTTACAGTCGGAGAGAGAACAAGATCATTAGAGCAATCAGCAAAGATTCATGCTCTGTTTGATCAAATCAGTCGATCAGGAATGCACTGGGCTGGCCGCACATTGACATCACAGCAATGGAAGATCCTGTTGGTGTCTGGCCACTCCCTTGTTACAGGTGAAGGTGCTGACATCATCCCTGGTATCGAAAACGAACTGGTTAACTTAAGAGAATCAACATCCCGTATGACCATCTCCCGGTTGAATAGCCTGATAACATATGTTGAGGCTTTCATGGTGGAGAACCATATATGATTAGATCTAGGAAATATCTAAACGCTGCCAGGGGGCAGGAGTGTCAGGTAATGATACCCAAATTGTGCAACAGGGACTCAAACACCGTCATTGCCGCACACAGTAACAAGGGTAGGCACGGCAAAGGAACCAGCTTAAAGGCACATGATATATTTGTAACATGGTGTTGTTCTTCTTGTCATGACGCTTTGGATGGAAGAGTACAAACAGACCTAACGCCTGCAGAGATACAAGATTTCTGGCAGTGGGGTTTTGAAAGAACATTGGTTGAAGCTATTACACAAGGCATCATAAAAATATGAAAAGGGGGAGGGTGGATGCGAATCAAAAAGAAATCACACAGTTTTTTAGGGGGAGGGGGTTCGCTGTTGCGATCACTTCTGATCTTGGCAATGGTTTTCCTGACCTGGTTGTCTCTAAGGCCGGATTCAACATCCTCATTGAAATCAAAGACGGAACCAAGCCCCCTTCACAAAGAAGACTTACCGACGATGAAGAGGCGTTTCATGCTGGCTGGAAAGGACACATTGCCATTGTTAAATGCGAACAGGATGTCATCTGGCTGGATTCATTCATAACAAAGAGGGCAGAAAATGAGCTTAGTTATCTTTCTATTATTACTAGCGGCTTGGGTAATCCTGAGCGGATGGATCATCAGCCGAACATTCAGGCATCTTGACAACGAATAGGGGGTGGGTCTAATTTTTCCCACAAAGTAACGTATTTTTTATAAGGGGGGGGTATGTACCAGGACGAAGCACTAAAAACCGCTAAGAGAATCGATTTCACATATGACCTTAACCATGCTGCCTTAGGCATAGGATCTGAGGCAGGTGAGTTCATGAGCAGCGTTAAAGCACATCTCATATACGGAAAACCGTTGGATAGAGAAAACCTTAAAGAGGAATTAGGTGATCTCATGTGGTTTATTAACCTGGCGTGTGACACTCTTAACCTCACATGGGAAGAAATTCAGACCCATAACATCGATAAACTCAAAAAAAGATACCCTGAAAAATACAACGATCAAGCCGCCATCGACCGCCTGGATAAGCAAATGCTTTATAATGAAAGGCTAATATGAGCAAATGCTATGTAAATGCGACTCAATTGCACGTTTTTTGAGCTTTTCGATACATTCTGCTATTCAAAAGCCCTAGATTATCATTTGCATCAAGCCTCAATTGATTCTAAGCCCTCACAATCCTCAAAATCCCTAAGCCCTTGCCGTGATAAGCCTTGATCATTATCGGGGCTTGTAGGGCCTTACAGGGCTTTGGGGTATTCCCTCAGTTCCTTGCCATGCTTTCTATGAATGCGCTCAATTTTTTCAAGGATAGCGCTTTCGATAAATTGGGATCGATTGGTTAGCATGGATAAGGCTTCTATCGTTTCTTCTGTTAGATAAATATTAATAACGCGCTTCTCAGGTTTTACCTTTTTTTTCTTCTCCAAAACAATGTCACGCTTGATTACAGGCGGTTTTTTGCGCTTTTTGGGCATGTAGGCGCTGAAATCAGCGCGTTTCTTTTTCTGTTCCATATGTCATCCAAAAAAAAGCCCCACAATAGTAGAGCGTTGGCTTATTAGCCTAGGTAGAGATAATCATTAAAAGTAATAAGGGTCATATGTGACGGCTGTCAGATAGTACGGGTCATATTCGACGTCAGTCAAATGAATCTCGACATCATCTAAGCTTGTAGCAGTAAACTTTTTAAAAGCTT